ATAGTGATGAAATGAAAAATCTACTTGCCACTGATGGTAAGTTTGTTGATTGGTTTAGAGATAACCATGTTTCTAGAAAAGTTAAAAACAAAAAGACTAAAAAAATGGAATTAAGATATGAAAGGTCTATGGCCAATTCAGTATCTGTTCCTAAAAATCAAAAGTATTATCAAACAACAACTTTGTTTAATGATATTACTGGTCAAAATGAAACTTTTAGAGGTGTTCCAAATGCAAGACACTCAGTTTATAAAGTAAAAGATAAATATAGAACCGGTTATAATCCATCTACAGGAGAAGTAGAATTACAAGTTGGTGTACATATTGACAATAGAGGTCAGTATCTACCAAGAATGTTTGATCCTAATGACAAAAATAGTGCTGTTGATGATAAATACATCAATAAGGACTACATGAGATTAAAGCAACAACCAAACAATCCTATATTCCAGTTGCTTGAATTTATGAAAGAATCTCATTTATCATTCCAAGATGGTAAGTCTAATAAGTCTAAGCTTTATTTAGATATGCCAAGGTATGTACTTAGAGATAATCTATCTAGAATTCAGGCTGGTGAACTTGGAAATAGATATAAGCAAATCAAAAAAGGAGTTGGACAATACATTAAAGATACTTTTGGTAAATCTGTAGATGAACTTGAACTTGAGCACAACTATGAAAGAGATAATAATCTAGAAGAGTATAGATTAATAAATACAGATCTTAACTCAGAAGAAATTTCTTACATACCTGTATCTGGTATGTATAATATTGAAATAGATAATACAGATCCGGATGTGATCCGTGGTATGTTTAAGTATCTATTGTCAATGGAGACCCAAAGTAAATTACTTGAAACTCTACCGCTAGTTAACTCTATCTTAGATACATTAGCTGATCCTAAAAACGCACCTAAGACACCTAATACTTATAGTAAAACTATTAAGAAGATTAAAGGTAAATTACAGCACACTGTAAAACCAGGAGCAAGTAATAATAGACTTGGTCAGGTAAGATCTTTAATTGAAAGAGAGTACTATGGTAAGCAGTATAGTGGTGGGGCTGGGTCAGTTTACTTAGATAAGTTTGTTGGGCAGTTGCAGAAACTTTCAGCTAGAGCTTCTCTTGCAATTAATGTTCCTTCGGATTTAAAAAACAGATATGGTCAGATAGTTCAAAATATTATTGAATCTGCTGGAGGAGAATTTATTACTGTAAAAGATTTAGCTAAAGCTAGATTATGGGCAGCACAATCAATGATTGAGTGGGCTTCTAAAAGTGTTTACACTAAAGGTGTTCCTGCATTATCTTCACAAATGGTTGAGATGTTTGACTCAGCATTTAAATTTAAAGATGATTTTGGTAGATCTGTATCCAGAAATTTTGCTAAAGACATGATGAATGGTGAATGGATGTACAATATCAGGAAGAATCTTGAAATGGAAGCTGCATTACAATTGTTTGGAGCTTTTCTTAACGCTCAAAAAGTAGAACAAAAGCTTACTAATGGAAAAACAATCACAATTAGTTACAAAGATGCATGGCAGACAAATAAAGATACTGGAATTGCTGAGTTAAAACCTGGCGTTGATCCAGCCTGGAATAACAAAACAGTTACACATGAATTCCAAAGAGGTCAAACTCTTGAAAATATTGCAGAAATGTATGGAGTAACTGTTGATGAACTTAAAGAAAGAAATAAAGTTGTAAGTGCTTTAGAATTTGAAGACGGACAAGATATAATTATTGCTAAGTCAGAAAAATTTAAGCAGTTTAGAAATAAATTCCAAGGAGTTTCTCATAGATTATATGGTTCATATGATGACTTTGCACAGTCAGAAGGTAATATGTATTTGCCATATAGGATGTTTACATTTATGAGAAAATGGTTTATTCCTATGTTTACAAATAGATTAGGTGCTAGTGTTGAAATTGAGGATGGTAAATTTTGGAAACCAAAATTCAATAAAAGATATGATTGGATGACTGGAACCACTACCCGTGGATTTTATCTTAATGCTTTTAGTTCTATGACAGAATTAATTAAAAGCAAAGGTAAATACTGGGCATATATGCCAGAAGATCAAAAGAGAGACTTGATTAGAACTTTAACTGAATCATTGTTTGTGATTACTGCAGGATTATTAAGTTCAATGCTATTTGGTTATGATCCAGATGATGAAGACAGATTCAAAAAAATGAGAGAAAGATCAGGTGCATTTGGTACAGATGATTTTAAAACATGGGGCTTTATGCAAAACCACATGTTACTCTTACTTTTAGGTGTTCAAGCTGAGACATCTGCTTTTATTCCATTACCTACAATTGCAGGTGTAAATTTAGGAGCGGATGATTATCTTAAAATGTTATCTACTACAACTTCAGCATTTGGTAATACTATCGGTCTTTATGCTAAAATGTTTGAAGACTTATTTAAGTTACTTGCTGACAATGATAAAGCATACTATAGTAGAAAAGAAGGAGAATACTGGTGGCAACAAGAAGGTGTACCTAAAATATACGGTAGACTTCTCAAGTCTGTAGGTATTACAGGTTCTACTGGAGATGTAACCCAAGCTTTAGAAGGACTAGAAAATGCTGGTAAATTGAAATAATAAAAAAGGGGAGTTAATACTCCCCTTCTTCTTTATTGATAAATTCTACTGCTTCATTAGCATCTTTGAACTTAATTATCTCAAATTTACTTTCATCAAAATTATATCTAACTACATATAATTTGGTGATTGCATTGTATAAACTACACTTTTTGCATATAATACACATGCCTTTACTTGACTTAATCTGATACTTTCTACGGTTAGGAGCATACTTAGATAAAGGCTTTTCTATTTTACACTCAAAGCACTTCAGAGTTTCCATCTAGATCAATTAAAGTTTTGATTCTTTTTTTACCTTTTCCTGCAATAGGAATAGGACTACCTGCTTCATCAATATGTACAAAAGTTATATTAGTCTTTAGAACTAAAGTCTGTGTTCCTGTATATACATTGTGAGATCTTGCTTCCATATAAAGAGTAACTGAAGTGTTACCAACTTTAACTGGATGACCATATATTTTTAGAAGTTGGCTTTCCTTTGCCGCCCGCTCAAAATTACATTGATCTATACTTACAGTAACCATTCTTGGAGTGTCACATAACTGCATTGCATAACCAGCAGCAGCTGCATCAATCCATGCCAGAAGTTTACCTCCAAACAAGTTACCGTGAAACCCAAGATCAGATTTCTTAATTGGATGAGAGTTAAGGAAAGTCATTTTACTTCAATGAATTTAGATAGATCTGGTTTAAAATATCCAGGTCCCTTTAATATTTTACCATCTTCGCGGAGAACAGGCTTGCCATCATCTCCTAATTTGCTCATATTGCTGGCTTGTATTTCATTAAATACATCTTCTATGACATGTTGCATACCATGCTTAAGAATAGTTCCACAGAGGATGTATAATTGATCACCTAATGCATCAGCAATTTCTACTAATGAGTTTTTAAAACAAGCTTCTAAGTACTCATCATTCTCTTCTTGCATAAGAGAGTGTCTAAGATTAAATTCATGTTCTGATAATGGTTGTGGCCATTTGCCATTTTCTTGCCCAAAGGCATTGTGGAATGTCTCCACTGCTTTTAATTGTTCTTTCATGTATCAAAGTTAGAAAAAAAAAGGGAGTAGCCGAAGCTACCCCCTTAGTGATAAATCAATCAATCCTTATGGTAAACAAGGATATTAAAAGAATGATGAACTTTCATCATCATCATCATCAGAAAAATCAAATGCAAAGTCATCTGATTCTTCAATTTGTTGTGTTTCAAAGACTAAATGATCTTCTGGTGCAGGCTCTAATGAAACTACTTCAGGTTCAATAGACTCATCAATACCATCCATGAATTCACTTTCAGCATCATGTGCTGCACAAGGGCTTACCATAACTGACATCTTGGTATCCTTATTGAGATCAATAACATCAAATACTGGAGTCTCAAAGGTATTACCCATAGGATCAGTATAAGTTACTATTTCATCGCATACCTTGTTTTCCTGTTCTACCTTGATTTCTTCTATTTCTTCTACTTCAGCTGTCTCAGCTTCTGCTTCTGCAATCTGAACTAAAAGATTAGTCTGATTCTCAGGTTGACCATAGTTAGTTAGTAATGGATCTGCAACTTTTTCTTCTTCATCATTAACTGTAGTTTCTGGTTGAATTGGAAGTGGTTTAGCAAAGTTGTTTACGCTAGAGATGAAATAGTGAAGAACCCTTTGATCCTCCATCCATGTTTTTGGATGAGAAGATTGTAAAGCAGTAGTCACATAGTTATAGAAAGCCCATAGACTACTAGAGTCTTCAAATACATGTGTTGGCTTATCCATCTGTGATCTTACAATACTAGCTTGCTCAGTTGTAAGTATCTGATACTCAGCAAACAAGATACCAAGAAGTTGAGCTTGTTTTCTCTTATTCATCTTGATATCTTTCATTGCATCTTTATCAGCTACCAACTGATCATAATACATTTGAGCATTTGCAACTTGTTCTTTAATTGTAGCTACAGTCTCTTCATCTGCTGTACCAGTATGTTTTCTAGCCCAGCTACCCATATCTCCACATACCATAGTGGTGCCTGTGTGGTTCACATATGCACCAACACCGCACTTAAATCTTACTTGTTTGTTGTAACTGTTTGTCCAAGCAAACATCATAGACAACTCAGGATCAGAGTTATATTGTAGTACGTGAATACCTTGTGCAATATTACCATCTGCAGTAGCTCTATACTCTTCAGATACAATTCCAAAACCTGCTTGAGCAAGTTCTGTATATACATGGTCAATAACTGATTCATGGCTGATAACTGTATAGCTATCACCATGATCAGGAAGTGCAACACTCAATAAGTGTGCTTTACTACATTCTTTAATTTTCTTTGGCATCTTAAAATAAACTTAGTTGGTTTGTACTTGGTTCAAGGTTTTCAATTTCCTTTCTTACTTTCTCTAGGTAATACTTGAGATTAATATCATACTCCTCAAACTCTTTCTTTTCATAATCAATCATAAGGGTTTGCATCCATTTGCCAGCTTCTACTTGTATAGCCCGCATGTCCTCATTGTTCTTCTTAACAATCTTACCACCACTATTAGATACATAATATCTGATAGTATGCTGCAAAGGAACATCTTGATACTCCCCATTTACTACTTTATGGAAATGGAATGACCAGTCTCCTTTAATCTTAACACCACCACAGTAATCAAATATATCTGTGTTAGCTTTCATAAAGTCTTCAGGGTCTGTTCCATCTACAAAATATGCATGTAAAGCTTTAGGAATAATCAAAAAGCTTTTGTTCTTATGCATGGCCAAATCTTTGTACTCAAATCTACCCTTGCATTTAGACTTACCATCTTCAGTAACAGCAATGTAATTATTTACATCACCCAGAACAATCTTACTATAAGTATCATGTTCTAACTGTAGATTAGACATCTCTTCCCATCTCTTGCAAATCTCCATATACTTATCTACATGTTGTCTTGGGATTATTGTCTCAAGACCATCTGTATTTTGCATTAGTGGAATTGCACCAGGAATCTCTTCACAGATCATCTCATACAGCATTGACAAACTTAGCTGACCATTAATAGTAATCCTCATTGTAAATTCAGGATCATATAGGAAGCTGTTCTCATCATTACTTAACCCATAGGTTGAGTTTAGGATAATCTTATATACATAATTCTTAGGATCAGATTTAGGAATCTTCTTCCTCTCTTCAAAGAACCATTCATACAGACTACAGAATTCATCTTGTGGTAAATGTGCCGGAGCCCACTTGTTTCTAATAGCCAGATTAGGATAGAAACTAGTAACGTCAGATGTCATTATTACCATGTCCTCATCAGACTTATAGACTTTACTTCTTCTAGCACCATGGATACCACCAAGACCATAATCAGTCTTGACTCCTTTGTACTGTACAGAATATTTAAAGCCTCCTTTAGTCTGACCAGGAAAGATAACTACTTCCTTAAACTTCTTCAAAAGGTTCTGGAATGTAGCTGTCTTGAATTCAATATATGGTAGAATAATTTCATCTACCTTAATCATACTTCTATGGGTTCTCATTTGTCTAAGATCCCATCTTTTAATACCAGTTTGTTCACTCAGGAACATCAGGAATAACTCCTTAGAAATTCTTGGCTCAGAAGCACTAAAGAGATTGATACTATACTCTTCTGTTAGCTGTCTACGTAACTCAATCTGGCTCTTGCTGAGCTGCATGATCTGTTTAGTAGACTTAACATCATTAATACAATATCTAATAACTTCTGGAATCTGATCTGCAGTAATTTTACTGGTATGATGAATAGGCATGTCAATAATGTTATGCCAGTCCATGGTATACTGAATCCACTTTAAAGAACTTCTCTTGGCATTATTATCCCAGTGATTTAATTTAAAGACGTCTACCTGGTTAATCTGAAGATCTCTTGGAGAGAACTCAAGAAATTCACCACGGTTTTGTCTACCAATAATATCTTGAGCTTTACCATAAAGCCATTTAGCAATTGTATCTCCTGTGTTATGAATAATAGTATCTCTGTTTCTGAGAATATACTCAGTAATCTGACTGTCAAATCCAAGACCATTAAAAGATACATGCCATTCTTCCCTTGCAATGTTACCCTGCAAGAATTCAACAAGTTCTAAGATGTCATTCTGTGATTCATGTACTACAAAGATCTCTCTTTGTTCAGACTTAATGTCTTCAAATACTGCTATGAAACAATTACTAAGAGTTTCATAGTCCATTACCCAATGTGTTCTCATATATATTGTTCAGTTAAGCTGTCCCCCCGTTACCGCATAAAAAAAGGTAAACTATACATTTACCTCTTTTTACTGTTTTCACCCTTAATTAATTCACATTATGAATTGATAAAGCTAAGATAATTAAATTCTTTGTTAACCACAACTAAGTTAATCAATTCTTTAATAGATTCAACATCACTAATGTAATATTCTTGAAATACTTCAAGTTTGTGACGTTCTTGTTTCATTCCTTTTGTTCCTGTGATAGGTTGTCCATACTCATCAAGCTTAGGAAGCATCTGTAAAGTATTTCTCTTTTGCTTAGAAATAACTACAAATACTTTGCTTTCTGGGTCAAAGATACATTCTACATACGGGGAAGCCTCCGATACTGGGATGGCTCTAAAACTTGGCTTACCACTCCACTCAGAGTTAATAAGCATCATACTATTTTCCATGTTGGTTATATTTTTATACAAATTAATCTAGAATTTTTATATTTTCCAAATCTGCAACTTCTATTAATAACATTTCTTTTTCTAAATCAGGTTTATCGCATAGTTCACCAACAGATTTAATCAACTTTACATCTACATCTAGAATTTTTGCATATGTTGCAAAATGATTTTCTGGATATAGATAACTTTCAACATATGCATAGTTACCACTTTTCTTATTGAAGAAATTTAAAATTTTGCTCTTTGTATTACTACTCATTTTACTGTATTTTCCATTCAGAAAGTTGAACCAATCATCTTTTAAATCAGAAAAATTAAATGTGACAACTAGTGTTTCATCATCTATTTTAACATAATCAATTAATCTATTATGTTTAAGAAGTATATTCTTTTCAAACTGTAAATATTCTTGATCTGTTCTTGGATAATATACACATACTAGTTTCATATCCTCAGAGTTAATAGTATCATTCCATGAGAGATATGTCTCTTTTGGAACAACACTAGTACCTCTTTTAATGTCTAAGAGCGGATATAAAAATATCTTAGACTTTTGGAAATATTTCCTGTAAAGAGCATCAATTACCATAATTTAAAGTGTTACATTACCTAAAGCTAATTCATATGGTAGCTTATATTCTCTGTTTACATAGTGATATTTTAATTTATCTTCTATGTCCTCAAAGTCAGCTAACCACATTTCTAATGTTTCTTTGCTTACCTGGTAAGGATACACTTGGTTGTACTTATCAATTACTATGAATGTAATTACTATATTCCATTCAACAGCATCTGGAAGTGGTTTAATAAAATTCTCCCAGGCAAGCTTGTGATAAATGGCAGCCTGAATCCAATACTTATAATAACCTACAGACTCTGGGAAAGATGCAATGTCTTTACCTGTAGTCTTCAAGTCATTGATAAATAAGGTCTTGGAATCATAGTCCATTACCACATTATCTAAGATACCTTTATAACCAAATGGTAAATGCTCCTGATTAACACTAATCATATGCTCACTAAATGTTTTTATGTGAACATCATTAGGAGTTTTATCCAATTGTAAAAGGGATCTTACTGCTTGATTAGATTTTAGTTCTATGAGAGATTCTTTGCAGTTGTTTAAAGTAACCTCATCTACTACAGTCTTATCAAGACTTTCTTTTAAGAAGTTAAAATAGGATTTGTTTTCTTCAGTTAGGACTTTATCTAATCTTTGAGGATCTGTTTTAAGTGACTGATAGAGATTTGCTGTAAGTAATTCTGAGAGTATTTCTTGAGAGTAATCATTCAAAGATAATGAATCATTTCCAACTGTACAATGGTACTTGAAAATATTATCAATAATCTTTCTTTGGCTATCCGTAGGATATTTGCCTGGCATGCTAATAAATTGCTTGTCATAACTGTCTGGCTCAAATAAGAGACAGTGTAGGACACGCCCTGCTACCAGGTGCGCGTCCGTACTATCTTCTCTCTGATTCAAAACATAATGACTGTAAAACATCCTAGGTGAGAACAATAGCTTATTAATGCTACTGTAGCTAAACCAAAATGGTTTTTTGTAAAATAATTCTAGTTCATCAGAACCAGTCAATGTCAGTGGACTCATTAGTTTGGTTTATTTGATTGTTATTTGATAAAAGTTCGGTTTTTAGAGTAACTTCTATGTTCTCATTATCCACTCCATACAAGTCATGAGCAAGTTCTGATTCAGTTAATATTTCTGTCTCAGGTTCTTTTTCATTTGATTCTTCAAGAACTGGTGCACTTAAATCATCCTGATCTGATAAATATGGGTGCTCCTCAAGAATTTCAGGTGCAACTTCATCTTCTATAAGAATTTCAGGCGCATCTTCTAAACCAGCAGCAAAGTCTAAAACTGGACTCTGATCATCAAAGCTAATCTCTGCTCTATACTCAGACTGAATTACTTCTGCAACATCTGGTGTAGGAACAATACTTGCTACACTAAAAGTAGAACTTCTAGCAATGTTTGTAATAAACCAATCTAGTCTAGATTGTAAAAGAATATTTAACCAATCTGTAGTAAGAAGATTAAGTGAAACTAATTTCTTAGAAACATCATCTGGATCTAAGCAATCTATATCTCTAACTCTAAGACCAAAGTAACTAACCATAGACTTGAAGTTAACATGGTTTTTAGTATTACAGTCTGCCATCCTATGACCATATTCTTCAAGTAACATAAGCAGATATAGTGCACTCTCTACATAGTTAGAGTTTGCCATAATCTCCATTGCCATAATATGATTATCCTTGTCTGAGCTCTTAAACATCTCACGCAACTGAGTATATACCTCATTAGTAATTGTTACAGCATCATCTCCATTAATCATAGCAAGCAATTCAGACTCATCATAAACTACTTTGTTCTGACATTCTTCAATCAATTCTTTCCACTCATCATCAATATGATAATAGTGATGAGAAGCTCCAGTAAACACACTAGTAACTACATGTTGAGTAATACTAACTTTAGTACTGTAATTAAAATATACATTTTCTGATTCTGAAGATTGCATAGCTGTGCGTAGATTATCTTTATAATAATCATCTACATCTATTTTATCAAGATATTCTTCAATCTTAGCAACAGGTGCAGTATAATACCAACTACCGTTTAATAGTTTACCTGCAGTAGCTCTACCTGTAATTATTACATTTGCATTGTCAGAATCTCTTACTACTCTAATTCCTTGATTAAGGGCTAGGTCTTTTAGTTTGGCTCTTGGGATATTAACACCCGGCATAAGATAAATTGTATCTCCTTGTTTAGGAGTATATCCTTTACTTACATTAAATAATTCAAATTTTGAAGAGTCTTCAAGTACATATCTTATATTTACATTGAATACTCCATCTTCTCTATCAAAAAATACTGCTCTTGTCATAATTATAAAATAAAGGGGGCTGTTACACCCCCTTAGTTATTACTGAATTGCCATCTTAACTACGTTAGTATCTTGCATAAGCTTTGCAAACTTGACCTTATTACCATTTACAATCTCTTTGACCATATAGTATCTCAAGTCATTTGTAAAGCCATCAAACTCTGTAGTAAGTTTAGCCAATCTGTCAATCATAGGCTGTGGAACTCCACCTTTGTCAGCAACAGTAAGTGCATAGTTAATAACACGTGTTGCAATGACACTGGATAAGTCCGCACGAAAATCATCACCTTGTCCTACTGAAGATACAATAGCACCTTTTACATATGCTTCATCCTTAGTAAGGATATCTTCAGGAGAAATAATCTTATCTAGTTTATTATTAATAAACATAGTAAACATGCTAGAGAAATCTGCACCTACAGAACCCTCACCAATCATTTGGATTAGTGGCAACTGTTCTTCAAACTTAGGAATAGAACTAATAGCATTGAAGAATGTAGTAATAGCTCTTGGATTCACACGTTGAGTTACAAGTTCTGGGTGCATCAACATGAAGTTAATACATCTACCATCAATACCTGCAGTCTCAGCCCACTTAGCCCATACAGCTACATCATACTTCATCTCAACAGAAATAAATCTGGTCTTCTGAGCTACGTCAAGACTAGTTACATTATAATCACCATTGTCTGGATTTGAAGTCAAGATAACATGCCAGTTCTTAGGAAGCTTCCATGATACATATTCTTGGCGATCAAGAATCTCCATAGTAGCTTGCATAAATCTGTGGTCAGCACGAGTATAGTCATCCAAGATTAGGAAACCACCTTCACCTTTACCTTGAATCCACTCAGGAGCAGCATGTGACATTCTCTTATCAGCTACAGTATAGCCTGCTTTAAGAGCACCACTTACTTGAGCTTCAGTAATCCATCTTTGTTTACCTTCTTGGTTCTTTACAAGAAATTCTTTAACAGGAAAACCAACAAGGTCACCTAACTCCTCAATCTGAGATAGATTAAGTTTTACAACATCCATTCCTAACTCTTTACCCAATTGTAAAATAGTTGAAGTCTTACCAAGACCAGCATCACCCTCAATATTGACAGCTACAGGAACTTTACCCTGAGCTTGGATGTGCTGATTATTATTTACCATGTGCTTGATAAAACTCTTTAACTCTTCTGCATTCAATTGTACTGTGTTCATAATGTTTGTTTTTATAATTCTAATTTAATCACTTGACCAGGTAGGTCTTCATTCATGCTTGATCTTTCTGACAAGACCCATAGGACTTTACCTCTAGGTCTTACAGATGTATAACATTCACCATCAGTGAAATACACCAAGCTTGTATATTTCTTTAGGTTTGCATTGTAATAATCTAGGACGGGATCAAATTCAGTCCCACCTCTTCCTAATACACTAATTTCATTCTTGCCTCTATAAGGCTCAATAGATTTGATAGAAGTATCACACTGTACCACAGTAATATCTACTCCTACCTTATAGATATGATGAATCTCATTCATAAACTCAGCAAGCTCTGTATCACTTACTGAACCTGAAGTATCAATAGCAAGCAACATGTGTTGACGCATCTTAATCTTCAGACCTGGATTATCTTCATATCTACGGTTCTCTTTTCTCCTGATCTTTTTAGTAAATACTTTTGTACTTACTCCAGTAAATCTTCTGAGATAACCTTTCCAATCAAACTTAGGTGCAGTAAATTCCTCAACTACAATTAGACCCTCAATCTCACCTGGTACATTACCACGTTTCTTTACAGTCTGTTCTTTTGCATCTTGTAGAATCTTCTGAACTTGCTTTTCAATTAGCTTTTTCTCAGCATCAGTCATGTCATCAAACTCCTCCCATGTGCTATGATCTGGAATATCTCCACTAGCTACATTATCAAGAAGTTTATCCATGGCATCATTGCCTGTGGTACCATTCTTATCCTTCTCATCTTGAAGACGGAGAAGCTGGTCATAGTAATATCTACAACCAGCTCTTTTATCTAGTTTGAGATCTTCATAGTCTTCAATTCTGATACCTCCTTCTGGCAGCCAAGAGTCTTCAATATACTGATTAATTTCCATATCCATGGCAACATTTGCAAGTCTTTTGTTACTAAAAGAACTAAAACTTGTAAGGTGTCCAAATGCAATATGGAGCAATTCATGTTTCAGTAAGCCCATTTTATGCATATCACTTAGACCAGTCCAGAATTCCTCATTGATGGCTAATTGATAGTTAATATTCTGTTTGCTTACTCCTGCAGTTGGGAGATCTTTTCTCCAAACTTTATTCAACATAATGAGAAAGAACCCGTAATAGGGCTCTTTCAACATTAATTCTTTACTTATTTTACTAAGACTCTGTGCTTTGTCCATCATCTCTTATTTTTACATTGATGTCTACTTTGTCCATTGGATACCCTATGCTTCCTAACATACTGGTTAAGTCCCGGATGAAAAACTCCAGGAATGTTTCTATTACATGTTTAGCCGCCTTATTGTTAGTAATAATACCAAGCACACGTGCAGATGATAATGCTATGGCTTCATCACCAATTACATCTGCAATCCTCTGTGCAGTCATTGGAATTTCTTTCTTCCATTGTGCAAATGGTTGTCCAGAAAATTTATACAATAATACTAGCTCATTATTATCAAGTGTACTGTTCTCAATTGCATGAAATGCAACTACATGGTTCTCAGCATCACTTGACTGAAACATGTTAATCAGATTTTTTAATTCATCTCTTGTCATTATCTTTTCTTTTTAATCATTCTTAAAAACTGTGGTAGGGTCTCAAACCAAAATAAATACATTGCTATTAACAAAACCACTAATCCAGTTATACCAATCATACAGTATAATATTCCCTTTAGAATTTCCATTAGTCTTCAATTTTTAAGGTCTTAATAGCCCAGTCTTTAATTTCACCTGATGCAATCATATCTATCCATTCTTTTGCAGTAGGAATATATCCATTGCAATCTTCCTTAACATGTTGTTCTGCAACATATCTTGTGTATACTCTTTTGTCATCAGAATTTATAATATAAAAACCATGACGTTTCTCACATTCAAATATACCTTCACTATGGTGACGGAACATTCTATGTTTACTATGACCTACCCATGCTTTGGTTTCATCAAACCAATTATGAATATGCATATAGTCTTCTGGTATACCTCCAAACTTTCTAGCTGAAGATACTGCATGTTGATACGGATGTGCCATTACAATGTCTTTTGGATTAAAGATCCTTCATGAAAATAACTTTCAATCTGGGTAATTCTAATATCATTGTAGATTTTATATTTACCTGAAGGAACTAAAATACATACTGAACCATAACCACCATCATTATTCCACCAATCTTCAATATCTTGGAGTAATTTATCTTCAACAAAGTTTTCTATATCAGAAGTAAGACCTGAATCTAATTCTCTAAGATGTTGCGCATCCTGATACCATACTTCTATATCATTTATATCATCAAATGCTGCTTCTTCATCTTTATCCATTTTTTCTGTAGTATAGACTGTATTTTCAATGCAACCAGAATCACCTGATCCTTCATATTGTACCTTAATACCAGTTACTCCCAAGTCAGCTAATTTGACAAGGGTAGCCATCATATTTATTTCATTCATACTATTTGATTTTGTAAAACCTGCCAAGAATATTGGCATTTAGATATTCTTCTTTTTCAAGCACTTCTCTTACAAATTGAAATTTAGTCTCATGATATGTTAACTCTGTCTTTGAGAAACATATCCTAACCATAAATCTCTTTATAGGAATTCCTGCTTTATGTGCATCCTGTAGCACTTTATTACTACTGTAATAATTTTCATAGTTAGTTTTGCTAACAAAAGTGTATTTAGATGCCCTTTTGTCTGTCATTGCCTCAATAGCTTTCTTTCCTAGTTTCTTTTTAACTGTAGAATAAAAGTTCTTTTTACCAATATAACGGACTGCTTTACCATCAATGATTGCCTCCATTTCATAAATGAAACCTACAGCACCATTTGGAATTTTGCTGTCATTAAATACTTCACCTTTGTATAACCAACTCATACTGTCTGTTTTAGTAAAGATAATAATTTATCTCTCACAGGTTCAATACCATGATCTTTGACAGAGTCTGATAAATCTTTAGACATGTCAAGTATTACATGTGGAATATTATACTTGTCCTGATATCTCTGAGCAGCCTTTACGCCAGGCTCATCATTATCAAACAGCACAATAATCTTAGAATACTTCTCTCTAAGTTTATTTATAACAGATTCTCCAATCATTGTATTCTCACTGTCCGGAGCAATACATTCTATATTACCAATACCAAGTTTCTTGAAAGACATAAGATCTTTAAGTGAAGAAACAATCAGTAGATACTTGGAATCATATTGCAGTTGATCCATTCCTTGTGTATAGTTCTGGATCTTAATGAACTTCTTCTCTGGGACTTTAGGCATATAAATCTTATACAGCTCACCATCTTCTCTAAAATAACCATAGACATAGGGTTTTGCAAATCTATAAGAGGTTATACTACCATCAACTTCAGTCTTTTCCATAGTAAAGAACTCCAATGGAACAACATTGTATCTCTCCAGTATAGCTGAAGAAATCCTAAAACTCATCCAAAACTTAGAGTCTTGGGAATTCCAGTGTCTCATTTGGAAATCTACTACTTTAAACTTATCATGAAATTGTATTGGTCCTCTTTCTGCAGGTACATTATACTTCAGATATTCTTGATAATCATCAAGTATTCTGTTAACTGCTTTGAATCTTGTGTCATAGTTAAATAAACATTTGACAAGTTCAATTTGATCACCTTGAAAGCCAGAAGAGAAATCTTTAAACTTATAGTAATCCCCATTGCGATAGATAAACATGCTTGGAACTTTGTCCTTTACATTAAATGCAGATAGCATTTTTATATCTTGACCAATAAGTTTTTCTTTTAAGTTTAGATAATATTCAAATACCCATTCTCTGGGTACGTCTTGTAAATCAGATACTAAGTTCTTTGTAGAAATCATAACTAATAAAATAAAAGGGGGAGTTTCCTGAAATAGTTTGAAATCCTTGTTAAACAATAATTATAACTAACTCCCCCTAATTATCTAGGTAGTAGTTAGTCTAAACTAAAGTCTGAAGATGTTTTTGGTTTCAAAAATACATCATCATCATCCCCAAAGGATTTAACATCTTTTACTTCTAATTTTTTAAGATGCTTAGCTTCATCAAAAGAAATTACTGTACCAGCTTCAATAGCTCCAAATGCATATTTCTTACCTTCTGATTTTGGTAACCACATGTCATAGTTAGTATAACCTGATTTACCTTCATATTCTTTACCAGCAACACAGAACTCAAGATATTTACCTCTAAAGTCTGCAGTTTTATTAAATGCTTTAACAAAGTCTTCAATTGTTTCATGCTGACCATCTTGTTCAAGAAACCAAGAATCTAATTCCATTGTATGAGCAAGAGTTCTTAAGAAGATCAAAATAGATCTATCTCTTTGAATCTTAACACCGGATTTAGTTTCACCATCTGCAAATGCATATTGGCTTGCTTTTACTCTACCAATTTGACCTGCATAACGTCCTTTGCTTTCATCATCTTTGTCAATCATGAAGCCTTCAAAACCTTCAATAGGTTGAGTTTCTACATGCATCATTAAGTGATATGCACCATCAATAAACTTAAAATCCTCAAGTTCAATGCTGTTAATTTTTAATACATGATTACCTGGTGTAATTGTCTTTGGTAGTCCTGAGCCTGCTGTGCCCAAATCAGTTGTGCTTAATGCCATTTTTCTTTGTTTTTAATAATTAAATAAATACTTTGTCCCAGTGGAACTCAAGTTCTCCTTTTTCGTTTGCTTCTGTAATTACAATCTCTTCATTTCTGAGATGCTCTGGTCTTGCTCCACAAGTAACTTCCTCATTTGTCTTGAAAGACAGAATAGTTTTGTTACCCTTCCTATACATATAACCAATTGCATCAGCATTAGCACAGATTAAAGATTTAATTTTACCTGTCAAATCAATGTTTGCAGCTAAAACCATTTCTCCTTTATCATCTACCTGCTTGTCTTTGATGTGACCAGATAGAATAATGTGGGGAGCTAATGTATCAATAAAATCTAAAACTTGAAAGAAAGCTTGTCTTAAATATAAATAACCTGCACCATTTGGTAGAGATAATACATTGTCACCATCATAGTTTTTACCCATGCTTGTATTTTTGTAAAGCTTGATAGCCAAAGGCATAACCATATCTTCTAATGCAGTTACAGTGTCAATTGTAACATACTTATATGGGTTACCTGCAGCTTTAATAGCTTTACCAGCATCAAGTAATTCTTGAAGGCTTCCAATTTTTACTTTAAGAGCCTCTACATAGTCAGCACCATTTTCTAAATCTACAAGAAGATTATCTTCTAGACCAGCAAATGCAGTTGTTTTACCTGTCTTAGGCTTTGAATAAATAACTAATCTTTTTGGATTAACTCTTTCAGCCTTGACCTTTTTAGTTGGAAGTACTATACTCATTTTATCTTTGTTGCTAGTTTTTGAAATTCTGTTGCAATTCTTAGAAGAATATCAGAAGCTGATTCTTCTTCATCTAAACTCACATCTTTAAGCTTTGGAATAAACTCATCCTCAAAGTTTGGAAATACAGAAAGAGTCTGTTGCTCTTTTGGAGCTTCAGCTTTTCTCTTCTCATAAAGATTTTGAGTAATCTCAGAACCGTCAGGCATAACAACCATTAACTCAGATAATGGTATAGTGTAGGCAAAATAGTTTTCACCATTAGAGTTTGTACCTTCTTTTACATCATATTCTTCTGCAAAATAAGGATTGTGTTTATACTTAAAGAGCGGTCTATCTTCAAAAGCTGGCTCAACACCAATCTCTTTTCCAGATGCATCTCTATTAACTTCAATAAACTCAATATAGATGTCTTCTCCTCTCTTCAATTCTCCTTCAAATAACTGAACCTGTCTACCAAACTTACCTTTCTGAAAGAAAGCAGTCTTAATAGCAAAGAAAGGATCAGATACTTGAGCTTTCCGGAATTTGTCCATGTGATGGGCAAAGAATTCCTTTTCTTTTTCTTTTCTACTCATACTTAAATTTTAATTGTTTTACTTGCTTGGGCTGGAGTTGCTATTTCAATAATTCTCATGGAGTTTCTATCAAGCTTAAAGAAACTAATTCTAGTGGTACCATTTCTAGATTTAAGAAAGTGAAACACAAGAGTGTCTTCATCACTAATTATAAATCTTTCTGGACCATACTGTCTAATCTTTCTGATAGAGGGTTTATTAATACCCAAAACTACATCAGCATGTTGCAATAAAGCATCTGCTCCAAATAAATCAGAATCTAATACATAATTACCATAGTCACCATCTTTAGATCTGTCTGGATTATCTATATTCCTATTCAACTGACTTAAGATAAGAAACGCCACAGGATAATGTTTCTTCATATATGTCATGGCTTCACCAAGAGCATATAATACTTCAAACTTATCTTTCTGACCTTTACCTACTTTAAATAAAGCTGAGTGGTCAATAGTAACCAAAGCATTTGTGTAGTTACCTGCTTCATCTTTGTGAGCTTCCATATAATAATGTATAGTTGCACACATCTCATCTACAGTACACGGATCATATATCACATCAATGATGTCATGTTTTGCACTATCTTCATAGTACTGCACACATTTCAGATATAGATCCTTATCTACTGGTTCACCTTTGGACATTAGTGTATTGTAATCAGAACCTGTATTCAGACTCAGCTTTCTGATACCATTGGTCTCATCAAGCATCTCAAACTGGAACTTAAGTACTCTAAATTTATGGTCTTGGTTCTCTTCAATAATATCAGAGATTAACTGCTCCATAAATAAAGTTTTACCTGTTCCAGGCCTAGCACCTACTACGGTGATAGTTCTCCATTCCAATCCATCACAGAAGGCATCATTAAATTTGGGCCATGAACTTTTAAGTGACTTTAGCTCACCAGATCTTCTAGCCTTCATCTTAAGAAGGGCTTTTCTAAGAGCGTCTCTTTCACTCACAGGCTTCAGAGCCCGGGCACCGTTAAATAAATCTGCCATACATTTGGATTATGTTGTTAACTTACTTTTTACATCATTATAGATGAGATGGGATAAACCCACTATAAATTCAATTGCTATAAATTGTATGATATTCATTTTTATAAGAAATGTATCAATCAATAACCAGGAAGCAAGAGTTCCTGTAGCAGCAATCAAAAATAATTTAAGTCTAATCATACTATATTCTCTTTAAAATAGTTTGGTTCTTCATAATCATCTGCTTCAATCATATCACAATAAGTTGCCAGAGTAGAATCCCAGGTTTTATCTGTATTCTGTTTTCTAACAAAGTATTGAGAGTTACGCATGTAGTTGTATCTATTCATAGAATATTCATCTACATACTTCTCTGTTGCTTTTAATACAGTTTCCCAAGAATAGTTAAAATTCTCAAAGAACCATCTAAAAGCATTCTCAAGACCTTTAATGTTTACTCTTGCCGGTACACCACTTGGTAGTTTACCTTTAGGAAAGATTTCATTATAAAGCTTAAGATTATCTTGGAAGCTATCTCCCATTAGATCTTTTGATGTTTTCTTCTTAGATTTCTTGAAGTATCCATCAATTTCTTCTATAAATTTAAGGCTATTACCTGACAATTCCAAAGATTCCGTCAGGTAATTACCTGATAATAATTTGGAAACCTCAAGTGAAGTATTGACAGATTTATCTGGAATAATATTACTGTGCATACAGTATAGAACATACAACATGTTAGGTGTTAAGCCCATTTGGTTCATCCTAATAAAGATTTCTCTCATTACCAGATAATTTTATAGTTATACAAATGCTGTACAGTATCTCCAACTTGTCCAAAGACACCTTTAGAATCCCATTTGCTACCATTGTATGCAGCACTTGCAGGATGTGAGGCTGTAAATTTAATACAATTATCTCCACATGTTTCAGACCATTCCTGAGATTTTTTACCTAAATACAAATAAACCAATCCTGGATTAAAGTTTTTAAGATAATCAAACACATAGGCTACAAATGGAGCCCAGATTTCATAATGCTGACCAATCTTACCAACTTCAGTTGTCAGAGCTGTATTAAGCATAAGTATACCCTGTCGGGACCATTTTGCTAGGTCTAGAGGTCTTTCATACCCGTTTGGGTATAATTTCTCAACTTCATCAAGAATGAATCTTAAAGAAGGTTGCTCTCTTTCAGATTTACCACAACTAAATGCAATACCATCTGCTACACCAATTGTTGGATAAGGATCTTGTCCTACTATAACTACTTTAAGTTCATCATATGGACATTCTTCAAAGGCTCTAAATACATCTTTTAATATAGGTGTAAACCTTTTACCATCATTTGACATATTGTATAAATCAGTAAGAATCTTTTCAAATTCTAAACTAAATATAAAAGGTTTAAGAACTCTACCCCAGCCACTAGGCTCAAGTTTATTAAATATTTTTTGTTTATAATCATCAATGTCTAATATATTATTCATAATCATGTATATTTGTTAAAAAAGTATAATATAATGGCTAAAGTAACCGTAAAAGAAATCAAGGAAGATGCTATAATTCATGTCCCTGTAAATAAAACATATTACATTATGGTAAAATCTGTTTTATTTGATCTTTTTAATAGACTTCAAGAAAAAGGTTTTAATGAGAATTTAATTCAAGATATAATTAAAAAATCTTATGTTGAACTTTCTCAAGAAGAAAGATCCTTCTATACAATTACATTATTGCTTGCAGAAATAGAAAAACAAGCTACAGATAATAATCTTTTTGAAGAAAAAGATTTTGATGCTGAAAAAAATGTAAATGAAGAGCTTAAAAACTAAGATTAAAGTCTTTACCTATTTCTACACAAGACTCTATTGCTAGAGCCAATTCCATTTTACTGCAGTCAGCAAAAGATTTACAAATCTCTGCACCTTCTGCATCATAACAAAGACCTGCATGGGTCTTAATAATTCGTTTCATTTCATCAAAAGTATAGCCAGATTCCTGTGCTAATGCACGTATGCATGCATGCACTTTAGCAATCTGAGCTAATGAGGCATTGTCAGAAGCAAGACCCATAAAGATCTCAACTTGCTGTCCATCAGCTAGTTTATCAATAAAAATCTGAAAATTTAATTTTGATTTATCATCAGGATAAACTAACTTACCTCCGCGTTTAACTAATTTAGTAGTAAACATAAGCTGATTTTTTTGTATATTATTAATAGATATGGAAAGAATTCCCGGAAACCAAGCTACAATAAGTAAAGATACTGAAATAGTACTGAGTTACCTAGAAAGGTTTCCAGAAGCTCCTTCAAAAACTTTAGCTAAAAAAATCTATTCTGAAAATCCTGCTCTTAGTTCTCTTGAATCTGTCTATGGTAAAGTAAGATACTATAGAGGTCAATATGGTAAAGCACATAGAAAACATTTACAGAATAGACAGTTTCAGCAAGAACTTAAAGTTGACATAAATATGAAAGAAAAATTCCTCCCCGAGTCTTATGCAACCAAGCGTGATACTTTTATATTCCCATCAGGTTGCAACTCAGTAGGAGTTATTGGTGACCTTCATATACCATATCAAGATAATGATGCTATAGAAGCAGCATTTAATGAGATGGAAAAGCAAAACATAGAGTCCCTGTTTATCAACGGTGACATGTTAGACTTTTACCAACTCTCTTTCCATGAGAAAGACCCAAGAATGGTTCATTTCAAGCAAGAAATAGAAGCAGGCAGACAATTCTTAGATTACTGCAGATCCAGATTTCCAAATATTCCAATATACTTTATCCCAGGTAACCATGAGAATAGATTTGAAAGATACCTTAGAGTTAAAGCATCAGAACTATTAGACATGGATGAATTCAGACTAGATGTACTTCTACATGTAGCTGAATATGGTGTACAGTATATTCCATTTAGATCTAAAGTTGTCTTTAGTGACTTCCTTATAGAACATGGAGACAAAATCCCAGGTGCAGGTGGTGTAGTACCAGCCCGCACTGCTCTAATGAAACTAAAGACAAACTGCCTTGTAAATCACTTTCACAAAACAAGTTCTAGCTCACAGAGAGTATATGGTCCTGAAGACTCTACAACAATCCGTGGCTATAGTCTTGGTTGTTTGTGTGAACTTACTCCAGAATATTTAGAAATAAATGAATGGAATCATGGATTTGCTATTCTAAAAAGAAATGGTAACTTAGTACAAGTTAGCAATTACAAAATAGAAGGTAACCAAATAGTCTAATGTTTCTACCAATTGAATTCAAAGATGAGCAGGGCCCATATATTGAGCACCTGAATGTTACTCACATAACAAGAATATCTTTTGTCAATCCCAGAAATCCTGATGCAGGCAGTAAAATACATCTCCGTACAGGAGAAATATTAAAGACTACTATGCCATTTGATCTGTTATCTAAAGAAATAGATGAGGCTTGGGAATCAGGTTCTATTCTTATTCTATCTGCAATGTTATCTGAGAAAGCTAAACTCATGAAACAAAGTGACCTACAGAACTCAGGAATTGAAGAACTTGATCCTTTGTCTGAAGTCTAAACTGATCTGGCCAATCTAGATTATATACATACCAATTTTCATCTTGTACTCTATCATTATCTACTGAAATTAAAGTAAGATTGTTAAATATGTCAAGAGTATAATAATAATAATCATATCCATTTTGACTCTCTAAGTCATTGACTTCTACTTTATTAAAGCCTAAACCTGTTAATTCATTTTCTGTCATTTGTTAATTCTTTTGCAATTGTCTTGGCAATATATGTAGAACACTTATATCTTATTTTTACATACTTTGCTATAGTTTCTGGAAGCATATCCTGAATATTCTTATTACCATCTCTTATCTCTGCAATAATATGTTCTTTAATTAGATTAGCCATTTGCGGGAGACATTGTTTTCATAAATACTTCATGATTAAGTATTTCATGTGGATAATCTTTGGCAATCTTTGTATATGCCTTATTCACTTTACTATATTCACCATGTTCCTTTACTCTTAGATCTCTAAAGCTTTTAATTGATAGAGTAACCATGTGCAGGTTCTCTTCATCTGAAGATTCTAACATTGCAATCATGTTTTTTATCTCAGTATCATTAATGTAGCCCATTCTCTTCAGCAGTTGTAACTCTGCCATATATACAAAAGGACGGAATGTCCCAACTTTACTACCCTTGTGGTACATATACCACAGATAGTTTAAGTTTCTATCTACATTATCTGTTAATTCATAATGTTCTTTTGCAATCTGTGCTGACAGTGCCAGCATTTCATCCATTATTTTCTTTTCCATTTTAAAAGATGTATCTGATGGTATTCCAAGGAATGACTTCATCATGTAGTGATTTAAACTGTTTAATGTAGTCAGACTTCCTCCTATGTTGGTACCTAAGATTATTTCCTCCGTACTGGGAAGTCTTAGACTCCTGTATTTTCGGTACATACAAAAATTCTTCACCTGGTAATTTATTTGCTACGTTATACCAATGCTTTTCTTCATTATGAGTTAAAAAGATTACCTCAGCTTTAACTCTTGTAAGGTCCCATCCATGTCTTTTTGCCATAAATGCAACATTTCTAAATAAACCTTCATAATGTTTTAACCAATTGTCATGTACAATAACAGGACTAAAGTTTAAGTGCACATCATAACCAGCATTTAAAAATCTTGGTATAGCCATTAGTCTTTCATTAATTGTACTTGTATTAGGTTCAAGATGCCGGTATAACTCATAAGGCATTAGACTAAATCTAATTCTAACTTTACCTTCAGGATTAAAATCTAGTAACTCATTGTTTACATACTTGGTAGCAAATGAACCCATAGCAAGAGGGTGATCTCTAAAGAACTTAAAGATTGTTTTCCAATCATGATACTTAGCATGTAGAGCAAAGTCCTCATTACAACTGATATCATATGTAATATAATCTCCAGTTTGATTTGGCTTTTCTACATCTGCAAAGAATGCATGGGAATTGATTTCTGTCAAGATATCCATGGTATTCTTAGCTACAGATAATCCTTCCGGCTTATGTCTCTTCATATAACAGTAGGTACAGTTATACAAACAGCCATGACCAAAAGAAGGAGCAATGTAATCAGTGCTCCTTCCACTCGGTCTAATAATCATACTCTTTCTAGTGACTTTTTCTACAACTGACATAATCTCTTAATCCGCTGTACCTTCCTAACACATGTAGAAATTATCACTTTAGAAAGTTAATGTAAGATTGCGCAGCTCTCTTTGTGTCATACTGCATATCAAATCCTGCACTGTTTTTAATGGTCTTCCAGAACAACCAGAAGATTCTCTTCTTTACAGCATACTTGGTTGTATAACCATTCTGTACCTCTACTACTTTGTAGTCTTTCTTGTTTACATTCATACTATTCTAGATTTAAATTATAGTCTTCTAATATTCCTCTCAATTCTTTTCTAAGTCTATCAGCTAAATCTCTTTCTTGATCAGTAGCTTCTTTCTTGTCAACATAACCATATTTGGTTATCTCACGTAGTTTTTGGTCAAGATCCCAAACAGCCAATTTCCATCTAGGACCATCTAATGCATCTCTTGCATCTTCTTTTTCTTCAATAGAGTCAAACTCAAGAATTATCTTTCCCATCTTTATTTTCTGATTTACTCCATATTTCTTCACCACCTTCACCCCAGTAATTATCACAAGTAAACTTGTCATCTACTGTTTTACCTGGAGCACTCATAAAATATGATTGACCCCATTCATTTGCTTTAGCAGTGAATCTGTAACACTTGTCTTTAACTGGACAATTAGTACCAGGACACATTGTAATATCTGGCATAGTTTAGAGTATAAAGTTAAATAATATATGACCGAAGCCAATACCTGCTAAAAAGTAAACAAAATTGTTTACCCATTTTGGATAATCTTCCATCTTAAAATAAGTTAAAAATTACTTGTAATACTGCTCCAATAGCAAATATAGTAACAGCTATGAGCAATAAAGCAGTTGTAATACCACCCATTTCTTCTCTACGGTCTTCTTGATTTAGTTTCATAGTTCTTCATTTGTATAATATTCTAAAACTTCATAGTGAGACATACGTCCACAATTAGCACACTCAAGTTTATCACATGACTCATGGTGTACTGACAATGATTCATGTCCACATAAGTCACACTTAATAAGAGCACTTATCCATCCTGTTTCTTGTTCTTCACTCATTGTTCTTGTTATTTAAGGCTACAAGTTTAAATTTTCAACTGTTTTGTAAGCTTATAGGTTTACATTTATGTTCAACATATGTGGCAATTTTTACCCCTTATCCTTTCTAATGATGTCTTAATCCATCTTTTTGTGAAAAAATCACATTTTATGCTGGTTTTAACCTACATAATCGGATCTTAACCGGTTAAATGTAGCAAAAATCACATTTTGTTAAGTTTTTTAATTTGAAAACTGGACAACCGTAACATTACAGTCTGTAAATCCATCATTAATCATTTGTTTAATAGTTGGCCAATGACCACCTGCTAAACCTGCTCCAATTTTTGGAAGTCCAATATGTTTACCTTTAAATTCAGAATTCATTTTAGCTACAATACTTTTAAATGCATCATAGTCAAATGGTTTACCTCCAAATCCATATTGTGTATATGCATTTACAACAGTAAGAGCTTTTCCATTAATATCTAATGTTTTATAATCAATCTTACCTAATTTATCTTTATCTCCAGAATACTCTGCATTTTCTAATGGAAATAAATCACAATTAAATGCATTTGCCATTTGCGGAGCAATTCCAGCACCCATTGTGCAAAAACAATTGCAACCATGAGCAATAACATCAAAATAGCCTTCTTTAGCTAGTGTAATCAAATTTCCTTTAATCTCTTTGTAAATCATTTTTACTTTTTTTATAATCAATAACAAAACCTAACGCTACTAATATATTCATACCTAATGACATTATAATTTCATGTATATCTTGATAGATTGTAGTCATAAGATGAATATGTCCAATAGACCAAAAAGGAATAGCTAAGTTCTGACTAATCCAAACTAAAGTATATTTAATAAAGTGGTTAATCTCCCTCTTCATTATTCACCTTTTGCAATCCTTCTGACTTTACCTTTCCTGAGTTCTTCTTCCCAGAACTCTCTAACTTGTGCCACCTTTGTAATCTCTCTTGGATTTTCTTGTTTAATTCTGAATAGTCTAATTTTCTCTTGTTCTCTTTCATATTGTTCCCAATTATAGATTTCTAATTCTTTCATTTTCATGATATCTGCAATGGTCATCTCTTCAGGAACTTGACCATCATTTTCATGCATAACTTGCATGTAGATTTCTTTCATTCTTCCCATAATTTAATGGATTTTTCAAGTAAATGTTTAATTGTAACTCTAATGTCATCATGACCCATCAAGTTTCTAATCTTTAGTAACTTTTTACCTAATTTATCTTCAACAGTTAGTACTACAGTATGCTGTCTGTGAGATTTAATAGAATAAGTTTTACTAAAGTCATAAGGAAATAGTTGAGCGTATACATAAACATTTTGTTTATATATAACATCATCTTTAAATTGAATAGGTAATCTTTTGTTATAGTTTACCTTAGTTCTTTTTAAGCCTGTCAATTTTGCAATAGCATGTTCTGATAGACCAAATTTCTGAGCTAATATGCCAATTAGATAACTTCTCTGATCAACAATTTCTCTTCTACGGGAAGTTTGATCTAAAAGACTAAGCTCTTTAAGAACCTCTTCTCTTGTGTAATCTTCCATAAAATTTAAATTAATTCTAAGTCTGCTTCTTCTAAGACTTCTTTTTTTTCTTCTTCAACTTGGTGTAATCTGATATCTAATGGAATAAATCTCTCTGCGTCATAGTACTCATATGGAAAACAGTCGGCAGATATTTGTACTTCTTTAAGAAGCACACCATACTTGCCGTCCTGCAATCCCATCTTAACTACTTTAATAATAGTATATATCTCACCTTCTTTTACCCATTGTTCAATAGGTACTTTAGCTGGTTTGTTACTGCTATCAATGCATATCGCCTTCAACTTCTTCCATTTTTACTTTTAAACCTTGTGATTGAAGAAACTCCAGCATTGTTGATATCTGTGCCCAACAACCATGTTTAATAGTGCATTGACCTGCTAGATCAGCAACTAATGCACATTGTTCTGCTTGTTGTGGGTCATGCCCACAATATTTTATTAGACATGCCATAACATAAGCAAAACTATGCTCATCGTCATTATACAGTATAAGTTTGTGATCTTCTGGAAGTTCCATGTTGCTAATTTAACTTTAAATCATAATTTCTCCAAACTATCTTATCTTGGTCAAATCCCTCAAGAGCTTCTTTAACCCATTTCTCATCTACTGTATCTTTATAACATAGTATATGCACAATAGCTTTGTCATCTGGATTAAGACGGAGTAATCTACCAATTCTCTGAGCTGCTTTTCTTTCATTACCATACGCATGCATGATAATGCCTTGTTTTAAATTAGGTATATTAATACCCTCATTTAACTGCAGTACACAAGATAGTTTGTCTATATTACCATCTTTAAATAACATTAAGTTATCCTCAGAATCTTTATTACCACTATGGTAACTAAATCTGCATAGTCTATCAGCCTGTTCCTGAGTATTGGCAAAAACAATACATTTTGAGTTAATGCTTTCCATTAGCTTCTTTGTGTACTTTTCTTTAGACTTATACTCCATCATAGCTTTCATACGCATAACTCTAAGCATTTGAGTAGGACCTTGACCTAAATCTATCCTATTACCCCAATACCTATAGTTATCATGTTCTGAAGTAATAAAAGACTTGGTCTTCATTTGAACCTGATAGTTTTTACACTTGTCTAATTGAAGCTCATGTACAATAATTTGGTAATCATTAATGATACCATTTTCAATTGCATCATCTGCTTTAAAAGTATAAGTAACAGGACAAAACTGTCCAACCATCATTCCTTTCTCAGAATTTCTGTGTTTAGGTGGAGTCCCGGTTAAACCCAGGATTCCACCTTTATACACATCAAGAAACACTTTATGAGAATCAAGAAGAGAATGACATTCATCTAAGTACACATAATCATATGCATTTGGATCTCTCTTTGGTAATCCAATATATGTAGAAAAAGTAATTCTTTCTAACAAATCTTGTTTACCAAACTTTACAGCATCATCAGACCAAGACTGAAAGATAGATTTCTTTGGAGCAACTACTAATACATTTTGCATAGCATTAGTATTTCTCTCAATATGTAGTAGGCCAACAAGGGTCTTACCGACCCCTGTGCCTAATACTACGGAACATCTTTTCTTTCCTTCTGTTGCTTTTAATGCTTGTTCTTGAATCTCTTCTCTTTCCATTATTTAGTTAAATTGAAAATATTTGCGCTAATGAACTCTTCAGCTGAAGAAGTATCACTCATTGCTTTAATAGTTTTAAGATGCTTATCAAGATTAGCTAATGACTTTTTGTGGTCATAAGTACCCCATGCACGCATAAATACTTGTAAAAACTGTTTCTTAACCCAACGGTCAGCTCTACCAATCTTTAAGAAGAAATCATTGAATGCTTTAGCCATTTCCTGTGCTTCAGGATTAGTAACCTTAAACTTACCTGACTTTAGTAATTGACTTCCAGTAACAACAGAAGAAGTACCACGTGTGCATATTGCTGCCAACATTAGTGGCTCAATATCATACATATCACGTAACTCAAACAACTGATTATAGTCTGGAATGTACATTTTAAATGCATTAACATAGTTTAACAATGTCCAAGGTTTGGAAGAATTGTTAAGCATTGCCATTTTATGTACAAGATCAATCTTATTTGGAGTCTCAATAATAACATATGGAATTTCCAATCCTTCTGCACATAAAGCTTTAAATAAGTGTTGACCATCAACAACATATAACTTGTTGGTGCCGTCCATAAATTTTACTTGAACACAGATAACTGGTCTAATAACACCCATAGCTCTAATACTAGTAACCATTTTCTGGATGTGTTTAGAATCAGGAATTCTATTAATACCATCAAGCATGTAAAATTTGTTGTAGTGCTTGCTGAATTTAATTTTCTTCAATAATGCTAATGCATCTTTTAAATCATTTTTCATAATCATAATTTTAAGTAATCATTTTAAATAGTTCAGTATTCTAGCCTCTGCAGGATGAGCATGAATCCAATCATGACAGTTTCTACATACGCTCAACCATGTAGACTGTACCAAATAGAAAGCATCCCTGTTGGAGCCGGCAAAAGTATGATGCACATCACTTGAGTGAGTCATACAACCGGCTACAGAGACCTGACATATTGGATTTTCAGTAAGGAATCTTTCTCTTAATTTAAGATACTCAACATCTTTCTTTTTCTTTTTAGAAGATACCTGAGGGATTTTATAATCGTTTGGTTTCTGTGAACTGTTATTATTAATGGCTTTTTGGCAACTCCAGCAATATTTACAGTACTTAAATCCCTCATGGTTCTTCCATATGATACTCTGTTTACCACAGGCATCACACTCTTTAAGCTTTGACTTCATATTTTAATCTAGGTAGTGCTAATGGTGCATCTTTTAAATCAAAAAAGTTTTTTGGTAAGATGCCTTCAGCAATAAAGATAGCAATAATATCTTGCTTTTCAATACCTAAATCTTTAAAAGTTAAAGTGTTCTTAAACTTCTCATCTGTCTCAGTATCAGCCAATAAGAACTGTGTAATGGGACTATTTGGGAAGAAAGTATTAAAGATTATGTTGGAATATTGTATGGTTACTTGTTGCTTAAACTTATTAAGTGTAACTTGTGCACGTTTGTAAACATTAATAATCCGTTGTTTTTTCTTACTACACATAGTAGCAAGTTCTTTCTCTGTTAGAGCATCTAAACCGTAAAGTGCTCTCTTATACAGATAATTCTGATAGGCAGAATACCCATCTTGTTCATACTGTACATAGGTTTTACCTGCATACAGTTGGTAATTTCTTACCTGCTTTTTTAGCTTTTCCATAATATACATAGGTTTAATCATACAAAAAAGAAAAGGGGGCATTTCTACCCCCTAATCTCATCAATCAACAAGTTTTAGATATCAAACTCTTCTGAAGGTTGGATAGCTTCTTTTGATTGTTGCAATGCATAAGCTGCACGCAACTCATCAACATTATCATGTTGGATAGGTGGGTTTTCAACTGTTGCTGGGTTAAAGCTGAACTTTGTTCTACGGTAAATTGGTAGTCCACCAAGTGTACATACAATACCTGTTTCACCAGCAATTTTCAAGTCACGCTCTGGATTCTTTTTATTAAATGGAGTCAAAGACTCTTCAATAATAATTTTACCATCTAGTCCTTGACCACCATAAAGATTCAATGCTTGTAAATCTTCTATTGAACCTGGCATTAATGCACTAACTTCTTTTCTACGAAGAAAGCCATTATCATCTACCATAGTTCTGGTTTGTGTTAGGCGCACGTATCCATAATCTGGATTGTTTTCTGATACATTAATAACTGCACCTGTTTCATCTGCTTGTACAAAAACTTTTGAATTCATAACTGAAAGTTTTAAAATAAATAAATAAATAAATAGATAGTTGTGAGTAGAAATACTATAAAGCTGGTCACTCAAGCCAGCAGTAAGTAAAGTAACCTGTAAAGATTACATATCCAAATCTTCTGATAAATCAACAATATCATCAAATGGGTCAACATCTGATGCAATGTTTGCTATATCTTCATCATCTAGAGACAAAAAATCAAAGTCGTAGATTTTTTCTTTTTTGTTATCCTCAACAGCAGATCCTTTGAATGGATCTCTTATGTGTTCACCATAATCAATAGACATGAGGTATTGTATATCTTCATTTGTAAGATCTAAATACTCTTCTATTGAGAGGTTAACTACTTTCCCATTTGGGAGTTGATATAACATTTAAGCATATAATATGCAGATAAATATACTGTATATTTATTAAGATTAATTGCTTGTAAAATAATATTTTGCAGTATATAGCTAAACAAGGATAAAGAGAGGGATGATTAGTCCCTCTCTGTATTCCTTTGTTAGGAAAAGCATACCAACAGATATACTATCTTTAAAGCTCTTCTATAATGCTTATTACATCTTGATAACCTATGAATCCTGTGTCTTCATATGATTTATCATTGCCATCAACATTCATAAAGTTTACATAATAATTGTGGCTATCATGAAAACCTCTGAATTCTTTGATTATAGCAGTAGCATGACCACTAATATTA